AGATTTACCAGCGTTTCAAATGCCTGGCAGGTTTGTTAAAAGGGTGGGGGATTATACACTGAAAAAAACCCCGTTGTTTCCAATGGTGCCACACCTTAACAAAGCAGCCCGAGAGTCAAACGATTTAGATGCAGGGGTAATTATGCATTTGTATTTGGAAAAATGGCGAATAAATAACGTACCCTGCAGTACATGCAGCGGCACTGGTAAAACCCTGAATGATGGCATAGCAAACGAATGTAAAAGCTGCAAAGGCACTGGTTACGCCAATGGTAAAAGCCCGTTTAATGAAGTGGTGATAAGGCCAGCGGCCCTGGGTGAGCAGGCAATACCTACACCCCCCCTGGGTTATGTTGATAAGAACCCGGAAATATTAAAAATTCAGAATGAACGCATAGAGCAACACATTTACAGGGCCCTATGTAGTGTAAACATGGAGCATTTAAGTGATGCCCAACTAAACCAAAGTGGAACCGCAAAAGCGTATGATAGGGATGAAGTAAATAACACCATTTACACCTTTGCCACCATGTTAACAGCCGTAACAAATGCAGTGGTAAAGCATATTATTGATTTGCGTTATGGGGGCATTATTGCCAGCCCGGAAGAAAGGGCCAAATTGTACCCAGTGGTACCAGTACCGGAAAAATATGATGTTATAAATTCCAGTTTTTTGATTAATGAATACCAGGTGGCAAAAACAGCCGGGTTAAACGGTATTATACTGGCTGAAATGCAAAAAGAAATTGGGCAAAAAAAGTTTTATGCAAACCCAAAAGTTTCTGAGTTTATACAATCGGTTATGGATTTAGACCCATTCCCCGATAAAACCACAGAGGAAAAGGGAGCCATTGAAGCCCAAAAGCTGGCCACAAAAGAGGATGTTGTTTTATCGTTATACATAAGCGATTTTGTAAGGAGGGCCCAGGAAGAGGATGAAAATTTTAGCAGTAAAAGCGATATCGAAAAGCGGGAAAAGTTACTGGAATATGCAGCCGAAAAGGTGGAGGAACTGAGCGCAGCCGCCCAAATACAGCAGGATTTGTTTTTTGAGGCCCAGGGAGCCCAACCAGGCCAGGAACAGCCACCAGGCAGCCAAACACCTGGGGAGCCGGCACCAGGGCAGGAAGGAGCCCCGTAAGCCAAAAACAAACCCACCAACGGCCAGCAGAAACCAAACACCCCAGCGAAAACACCAGCAAAGGCAGCAGCGTAAAAAATGAGCGACATTAAAACGATAATGCAAACTATTGAACATGCAGTTAATAACCTGGATAATGCAGCCCTGAAAAAACAGGGGGTAATTTATAAGGAAGTAATGGCGAAGCTGAAAAAGTTAGAAACCAAAGGGGATAAGATTGCAAATAACATTACTAACCTGAGCCTGATAAATTAGATTACAATTTTGATCGAAAAATTGATGCTGGATAAAGGGTATAAAGACGAAATAAAAAAATTTACCCAGGCGTATAATGGGGTACAGGAACTAAGCAATAAATATTTTGCCAGTTTTGGAAAGGCCAGTGGTGATGTAAAAAAGAAACTGGAAATTTTAAAAAATACCGCAGTTGAAAGCACCATAAACAATTTAGCGGAAACCGGGCTGCAAATAGGGGTTACCAACGGGTTAAGGAACATTTTAAAAACCAATATTACCGGGGGAGGTAGTTATGTCGATTTAACTAAGGAGCTGAAAGATTACATAACAGGCACCCCCGAACAAACCGGCAAAGTTTCGCAGTATGTAAGAACCTATGCAACTACCAGCATAAACCAGTTTAGTGCAGAATATAACAAAGCACTGGCCCAGGATTTAGGTTTGGAATGGTACCAGTACGAGGGCAGTTTATTGGAAACCAGCCGGCCATTTTGTAAAATGGCAGTAGATAAACATTACATACACGTTAGCGAATTTCCAACCATTTTAAAGGGGGATTTTGGGCCCCTGGGAACTGTTAAGTTATACGACAAAACCGGATTACCGGAAGGGTTGATGGAGGGCACCGACCCGGATAACTTCCCGCGCAGGCGGGGAGGGTGGAATTGTGGCCACCAGCTGATAGCGGTTGATAGCCTACTGGTACCCACTGCAAAAAAATTGGCAGTATGGAATACCCCGGCATATAAGGAATGGGAAAAAGAACAATTTAAAAAGGCCCAGCCGGCACCCCCAGCCCCACCACCGGTACCAGCCAAACCAGCTACAGTGGCAGAACTGGCAGTTAAGGCAATACCACCGGTTAAAATGCCAGCCGGGGTGGTACGAACAGCTGCAGAGGAAAAACACCTGGAAACCATACAAACCAACAATAAAGAACATTTGGAAGCAATGGAAAAAAAGGATATGGTTTTTTATCCCGAAATGGCAAAGTATTGGCCTGAAAATATTAAGATTGAATTTAACGAGGTAAAAGGTTCATTTTTCCAAAGCGGCCAGGGGTACATTGCGGATAAAATTGTTATCAGTGATAATGAAAGGGCAGAAAGGCCATATTTTAAAAAGAAAATTATGTTACATGAGGGAGCCCACGCCATACACTACAACCAAAAAGTAATTACGCATACAGCAGTTGACCCGGTTTATGAAAAGTTTTTTAAGGGGTTAAAGAAGATCATTAAGGGCAAAGAGCTGGAAATTGAAAATGTTTTGCGGAAATGGCGCAACGATAATTTTGATGATAAAGACAAATTAGAGGAAGTAACCGTTATGACCGACACCCTGGGGGGATTAACAAAGGGGAAATACGGCTGGGGGCATGATGTAGCGTATTATAAGCGGCAAAATCATGGCCACATGGAAGTATTCGCCCACGCGGTTACTATTGCAAAGCTGGGTAACCAGCTGGGAAGCGAACATGAGGCCCTGAAAGCGTTAATAGACGAAATGAAAGTTTATGGTTTACAGTGGTTGAAATGAGTAAGACATTGCCCCCAAACCCTGTTTTGGTTCATCCTTATAAACGATTTTTTTATTTTCCTTTAAAGCCTGGGGTACCAGTGTTTCCATAATAAAGGGGATGCCGAAAAATTCAGCCCCGGCAAACAATTCCTTATCCGTTTGCCCGGTTAAAGCCAAATATTTATCCAAATTTGCTTTGATTGTTTGCTTTGATGCCATAGCAGAAAAGTAAAAAAGTTTTTTTACTTTTTTTTATTTATTTATTTGGTGTATGGTTTATTTTACACCTATCTTTGATTTATAAAACACCCCCAGTTATGAATTACATTAAAAAGTTAGAAGCCCAGGTTACAGATTTAAAGGAAAACCAGGTGCAGGTTGAAACCATGTTAACTGAATTACTGGCCTACCTAACCCTGGATAAATTTACCAGCAGCATGGAAAATAATTATGTAAACGCCCAGGAAATGAAGGGCAGAATTTACGAAATAAGAAACGCAATAAACGCCGGTTAAAATAACCGGTTTTTTTTTTGAAATAAATTTGGAGTGTATGCGAAAGTGTACACTATCTTTGTATAACAAAACCAATAAAAACACCACCGTTATGATTACTGAAATTAAAAATGAAGCCGGAAACGTAATTGCAGTTGTTACCCCAGGTGCAGCCTGGCTGATAGCTGAATTTAAAAAATTAGGGTATGAGTTAAAAATTTATACTAACCTAAGAGGCCAATTGTGTGCAAACTGCACTAAGCAAAGTGCAAAAATGAAATGGCCAAAAAATGTATTTTCCTTTTTTTATGGCAGCAATTTAAACAGGGCAAAAAGCCTGGTGGAAACCCTGGCTAAATGGAATGCATGGGAGCAAAGAAAACAGGATAATAAAGCAGAGAAAAAACAGGCCAGGGAAAATTTTACAAACCCTTACCAGGTGGGCCAGGTTTTCTATGATTCCTGGGGTTATGACCAAACCAATGTTGATTTTTATCAAATTGTGGAGGTAAAACCTAAAAGTGTGGTATTACGCGAAATAGCCAGTTTTTATTTGGATGGCAGCCGGGTAAAACCAATGCCAGGAACCTTTACAGGGGAGGCCAAAATTAAGCCCATACAGCTGAGGGTTTATGATGGCAAAGCAAACCATTACATAAACGGGGAAAGGGGCAGTATTAGCCTATATGATGCAGGTGATAAGGGTTTATATTATTCTACTTACCATTAACAAACCAGGCCTGGGGGTAACAACCCAGGCCTTAAATAAAAAACACATGAAAAAATATAATGTTTACTACACAATTGACAAAGCAAAACGCCAACACTATTTTTTAATAGATGCCACCAGTGAAACCGGGGCCCGGTTAGAGGCACAAAAAAGAATTAAAAAACTGCAGGATGCAGGCAAACCCGGCCCATATACAATTATTAAAGTAGAACTTTCACAGGGGTTTTACATTTAACCACCAGGCCTGGCAAATAAGCCAGGTTTTTTTATGCCCCCTGGTACCAGGTAAAAATATTTTTAAAATAAAATTTGTGTATGTTATTTCTTACACATACCTTTGATGTATCAAAATAAAAAAACATGACAAACGAAACACTAACAGCGACAATGGTAAGGATGGTAATTTTAGATGCTATTTCTAAAGGCCACATAAACGCCACACAAATGATGGAATACATGAAAACCCAGGCTTTTTTTGATGCAGTAGCATTATACAAACAGTTATACCACGAAACTTTTTAACCACCAGGCCTGGGGATAACCCAGGCCACAAATTTTTAAAACATGACCAAAGAAATGAGCAACGAACAAAGAGCAGCCTGGAAAGCAGAAATGGAAAAACGCAATGGGATTAAAACCACCCACCTGGTAATATTTGAGGGCAGGCAATTTGAAATAAGGGGGTACCATGAGTTAAGATATTTGCATAATTCAAAATTTACATACCAGGTATGGACAAAGCAGGATGAAAATAATTCGCATGGCCTAACCATTACACCTGGTAAAAAACTGGGGCAGATTTTCCGGGAATTAATAACCAGGGTGGAAAAATCAGAGGCAAACGGAAAAAAATACAGGGCCTTTGAAAATGCATACACCGCCCTGGATAATGCAGGAAAAATCAGTGATAGCCGTTTTGCGTATGCCAGGTTTGTGATAGGCTACAATTTAGGCGACTATTATAATTTGTATTGGAGGTTTGATGATAGCCCCACCGGGGTTTTGTGTGTGGGGGCCTGCAGTGCAGTGGAATGGGAGGAAATAAGCCAGCTGGTAGGGCAGAGCCACAACTATTTAGAGCCCCGTTAAATGACCTGGGAGCCTGGCAAATAAAGCCAGGTTTTTTTATGCCTAAAATTTATTTTAAAAAAGTTTTGGTGGAATGATTTACTTACACTTACTTTGTGTAACAAAACCAAAAAAAACATGACAACTTATTTTTCAGTAAACGAGGCATTTGCAAAAGGAACAGGCGATAATTTTTTTGAGAATAACGGCAAATACATTGCTATTAGCCGCCATGCTGATGTTAGCGAAATGGAGGCCCAGGGGTTTAGGTTAATGCAATATGAGGAAGTTATAAAGGCCACCAGCGTATTAATAGCCACTGCAGAAAATAACGGCAATGTGCAGCTGAGGCAAAATAAAAATATTTGGTGGATGATAAGCCCCAGCACCGGAATGCATTGTGTAAAAAGTGATACCTACAGCGAAAGGGTGAAAGCCCACTGGGAGGGGTTTAAAACCAACCAAACGAAATAAAAAAAATTAACCCTGGTAAAACACCAGGGTTTTTTATTTAAAAAATTATTTTTCCTTTTTGATTGTGGAATAAATAAGTTACACTATATTTGTGTAACAAAACAATAAAAACAAAACACATGAAAGCAACAGATTTAAAAATAGGCCAAAAGTTAACCCTGGTTTTCCGCGCAACAGTTACAACAGCCAGTTTAAAAAATGATGATAGGAAAGCAGTTGTAAGGGAAATTGAAAACATAGTGTATAATTCTAACGGCAATATTTGCCACCTGTTTTTTAAGGGTATGAAAAGCGAATTTAGGCCGTCAAATGGCGAAGATTTTTATTTATATGCAATTACAGGCCCGACCAGGGAATATATAATAGTTGATTAAAATGAAGCCCCGCAAACCAGCGGGGTTTTTTATTTTATTTATTTGTGTATGTAAAACCGTACACCTATCTTTGTGTAACAAAAATAAAAAACATGGCAAATTTAGAAGTAGCGACAGAGATTTTAAACCAGCTGGGAGGCAAAAGGTTTTTAGTAATGACAGGCACCAAAAATTTAATGGGTGATACCAACAGCCTTTCAATGCATTTGACCAGGAACAAAATGAAAGCAAAGTATTTGAAAATTGAGTTGATGGGTAATGATACCTACACCATGACATTTTCCACCATGCTGGGTTTTGAGCACATTATTATCGAAACCATTACAGGGGTTTACAATGATATGCTGCAGAATATTTTTACCAGCAAAACAGGCCTTTACACTAAATTTTAAAAACGGGGGCCCCCGACCAAAGGGGGCCCAAAAAATACCAGCCATGAAAACGAATATAAAAACAATTAAAATTACAATCCCAAATGAAGGGGTATTAAAAACGCTAACCACCACACCCACCCTGGCAGGAATTACCAGGTTAAAATTAAAGGTGGGTGAAAATATCGAAAGGGTTAACCATTACCAGTACAGCCAGCTGGTTAGATTGTACCCCATAGCGGGGGCCCAGGTGGCAGAAATTTTACCAGTTAAACCGGATTAAAAACCCGGTTTTTTTATGCCCCTGGTACAATTTTACTTTTATTCCATTCCCTTATTAACCTATAGTAAACCTGTTCACGTTTTAATATTAGGTTCTCTTCGCATTCCAGCCGGGTTTGTTCAGTTTTAATAATGTGCTCAATATCCACCGGTAAATTTTTTAATGGAAAGGTTTTTTTATGTGTTTCGTTTTTTGCCATGCTGGCAAAGGTAACCCCAGGTTACCTGCATTTTCCACCCTGGCAGGTGGAAAATATACCTTAGACCCCCTAAAGCCGGATTTATGGCCATTGAAAAAAACTGGTTATTACTTACTAATTACACCGGGGTTTTACAAATTGTACCCCTGGGAAACAGGCCTTTTTTTGAGGCCCAAAATAAAACGGTTAAGAAATACCAATATAAATTCAGGGAAATGACGTACCAGGATGCAGTTGATTTTGTTGAAAAACACAATGGACGCGACCCCGATTTTATGACACCGGCCCGGACAGCCAGTATTTTAAGTGATAAGGATAGGCAAATTGAGGATTTAAAGGCCCAGCTGGCAGCCCTGCAGGGCCCACATGATGGAATGATTACAGCCAGCCCCATGAAAGTACCGGAGGGCCTAAAAGGAGCCCCACAGGCCCCGGAAAACACCCCGGTTATGAATATACCGGAAAGCAACCAGGTAACAGCCAGGGGGCCAGGGAGGCCACGACAAACCCCGGCAATGGAACCGGCAAACAGTTAACCACGATATTTTTTTAATAAAAAATAGCCCCAGTAATTATGGCACAATTCGGAAACCTTTTAAAAAGCCTGGCAGCAAAAGCCGGTATTAAAGTGGATGATGAAACACTAAAAAAAATTTTAGGTTTTGCCGATGTGAGCCAGTTAGAAATACCCGATGAATTTAATACAGCCCTGGAAGGGAACCTATTAACGGTTGATTCAGCCAGCGCAAATACTGAGGTTAGGAGGAAATTAATTGCTGAGGCCCTAAACGGGGCAGATAGCGAACTGGATAGAAGTGTTGATGAAATTGGTTTTGATGATGCTTTTAAAGGTGAGTGGAAGCAAATAACCAGAAACACTAATGAAAAAATCAGAAAGCTATCTAAAGCAATAAAGGAAAGGGAGGCAAAAATTAAAGCCGATGCAGAGGCAGGCAATAAAAAAGACCCTAACGCAGAGGCCCAATTAAACGCCCTGAAAGCCCAAATAATTGACCTTAATAAAAACCTGGCAGATGCCAAAACCACCCACCAGGTGGAAGTTGATAATTTGAAAGCCCAAAACCTACAGGACAAAAAAGATTTTCATTTAACGAACCTTTTAGCCAGCAAACCCCTACCAAAAAACGGGATTCCTGCAGAGGTTAACATTTTAACGGCCAAAACCCTGATACAACAGGAAGCGGCAAAAAACGGCCTGGTAATTAACTTTGATGCTAATGGCCAGCCGCAATTAAAACAACGCAAAGACGGGGCAGAGATTGACTATTTTATAGACAATAAACCCGTTAACTATTCCAGTTTTGTGGATGGTGTACTGGCACAAAATAAGTTTTTACAGGTAAACGACCCAAACCCCGATAATGGTGGCCAGGGTAACAACCCGCAGCCAGGAACCCCACCCCCAGCAGGGGCCAAAACTAACCAGGGAGCCGTCAATAGTATTGATGCCCAGCTGGCCATGTTAAACGGCCAGGTTTAGGCTGCACCCAGTTTTCCAAACCTTTTATTTTTTATGGCAAACGGTTTTTTGTGTGCCCTGATGTTAACCAGTAAACAGGTTTTTCAGGGTGCCAACCCCAGCGAAAAAATAACCCCCCCAGGTTATTTAGAAATGTTACTGGCCAATACCCAGCCTAACATTATTTCCAGCAGTATGGCAGATGGTAGCGGCCACATTCGTGATGTAGTTATAAAGTACAGGCCCAGGGTACCAACCGGTAAAAGCCACACAGCTGATGATTGTAGCATACAGGCCAGCCCGGTTTATAAGGAGGCCACAATTCCAGCCCTTTTATTCAGAAAATACGGGGTTTTTATTGATTATACCACCATTGCGAAATATGAAAAGGAGGCCAGCCAAACAGTTAACCTGGGCAGGCCAGCGCCCCCCCAGGGCATACTAATGGAAATTTATAACGCCATTGTGGAAAGTGCAAACGGCCTTTTCGGGGATATAAACAACGATTTATTAACCCTGGCAGCCGCCAATTTTGGAACCAATGTTACTACAGGCAACAGCACCGCCAAACCAATAAATTTCCCATTATCAACAGCTACAAACCCATTAAACCAGGGAGTAACTATGTTAATGAGTGATGTTATGGAAAACGAAATACAGCCCAATGAAACCACGATAGTGGGCAGCGGGTTAATTAACAACGTTTACCTGCAGGCTAATTTTAATACAGCCAACACCACCCAGCAGAACTACCCAAATAATTTTCCCCCGTTTTTTTACGACCCATACGCCGGGGCCAAATTTGGTGCAAACCAGTTTGGAGTATTTGAAAGGAATGCAGTGCAGCTGGTGAACGTTAACAAATTTGCCGGGTTTATTGGAGGGGATAAAATGAGTACATTTTTGTTCACCCTGGAATTACCAGTTAAAGACAGCCTGGGCAGAACAGAATTGCAAAAATTCACCTTTGACGCCCAGCTGAGGCATATTGATTGCCCCACAGAGGTGGAAATAGGCAGCGCCGGCCCTTACGGGTACCCAGGCCTGCAAACAGTTGACAGGGGATGGGTTTTGGATATCATGGCAAATTACAACCAGGTAAACATTGCTGATGATGCCTATGATGCCACCGACCGGTTAACCGGCAATAATGGAACGTTACGTTATGAAGCCACAAATACATAATTAACGGGGCACCCATTGACATTGGGGCCCTGTTTAATTTTCTATCCAATGGAATGCCTGAAAAATTACATACAGATTGAAGGGTGCAGCGCCCCGCCATACATAGTGGAGGGGGTGGAAATGGAGGCCAGCGGCCTGTTTATAAATGTTGATTTACCCATTAGTTTACAGGAAATTGATTCGTTTGCAGACGGGGAGCAATTAACGTTTTTACAGGTTTGGGATGAAGTGCAAAACCGGGGCATAAAGAAATTTATTAACCGGGTAAGGGCTGGTTATATGGAATTATTCAGGGTTTGTTTTATTGAGGAAGCCTGGTTTTGTGAAAACAAAGAACAGCTAAAATATGCCCTACTTTATTTTTTGGGGGTTGAATTGATGTTGGAAAAAATTTATACCATTCGCATTAATCGGTTTACCAGGGGATTTGATAAAGTAAGGGCCCAGGAAATGAGGGATGATTTTCAGGCAGAGTTTATAACATATTTAAAAAGCGGCCTGGAAGCCATTGGCCATGATACCAACAGCCAGCAGGGTGGAAATATTTATTCAATGGTGGAGGTTTTGCCATGATACTGGTGAAAACGACTATAGGGGATTTTATGACCAACTTTAAAAAGAAGTTGTTAAGCCCTGAGCAAACGGATAAAATGGTTAGAACAGCGGCCACCAGTGTACTGGGATTGATGAAACAACGCATACACAAAAACGGCCTGGATGCAACATTAAAACCCATTGGTTTTTATTCCAAAGGGTATATGGTTTTACGAACCGGGGCATTTAAAAACGCCAAACGTACAAAAACAGGAAAAAACGCCGGTAAACTAAAAGATGCTGGCATGTTTACGAAAGGGCAGAACGCCACCAGCAGTGTAAAAACCAGGAAATTAAACAGCCCCCGGCCCAGGTACAACAGGACAAACGACCCCAAAATAATTGCCAGTTTGACCAGGCAAATGGAAAACGATTTTAAAGTGATTGCAACCGGCCCCAATAGTTATGGCCTGGGATTTAGCAACAGCCACAATTATGACAAAAGCCAGTGGGTGGAGGCCACCTATAATAAGAAAGGCGAAATATTTTCACTGAGCCCGGATGAAATAAAAATTGTAGAAAACACAGTGCAAAAATTTACAGCTGATGCCATTACTTAATAAAATAGTAAATGATATAAATGAAGCCTGGAAAAATACAGCGTTAACGTGTGGCCCGTTATGTGATTGCACTAATATTTTGCACCCCCTGGCAGAAACAATGATTGATAGCAGCCAGGCGGCCCAAAACATTTTAACCACATACCCTGGCATTGCTGATTTTAAGGGGGAGGTTTTAATGATTGATGTAAATGATAGTTATGATTTAACGCTATTTCATAAACTGGAAACAATTGTTAACACCCTGGTTTTAAATAAAGGGTACGGGGATAACCCAGGCGAACTGCAGGAAGCGGCCAGCATGGCAGTTATAGTAATTGCATGGAAAAGCAAAATAAAAATGGAGGCCCATGAACTGGAAGCCAGGTTAAAAAATAGCCTGCCATTGATGCCACTGAAATACAAAAATGAAGATGGGCACACAGTGCAAACCAGCCGGTTAACAGCTGGGGCCAGTACGTTTGATAAAACGGCCCTTTTACAAAGGGAATATACCAGGGTTGAATTGAATTTTCCCGACCTGATTTTATTTGAAATGAAATATTTGGTTAACAGCACTTACAAAAAAGAGTGTTTAGAAATATGTAAATAATTTTTTAAAAAACAAAACTTTTTATCATGGCATATTCTGATTATTACACCGCATGTAGTGATGATATTGACCCCCATTTTTGCGCCGATTGCGACAGCCCGACAGAGAAAGGCAGAATACGCCGGGGGGGATGGTTACGCCATGCAGCATACCCAGCCGTAATGGTTGACCCAACCAGCGCAGCTGTTTGGAATACTGCAATAGCTGCAGGGGATTTTATTGTATTGCCTGAATTATCGGGAACCTTTGACGGAGGGGCCCCAAAATACGGCCCAGGGTTTGGCGACACCAAAGAAAAATTTTTAGGGGCAGATTACGCAGCCGTTATTAAAGACCCGTCATATAAAGAAAACTGGCCACATTACCGTTCTTTAGTGGGTAAAAGCAGCTGGCACCTGGTTTATGTAACAGAAACCCAGTTACATATTAGCGGGGTACCCGTTACAGTGGCACCAAAAAACCCGATTACGGAAAACGTTGATGATGATGTAATATGGGAAAGTGAGGTTAAATGGTTTGAAACCTTTACACCAGCGCCACATGATGCACCTATGGAAATTTTCACCTGCACACCAGGCGAAGGGGGAGCCGTTACCACCTTTGAATTTATGACAGGCAGTAAAGCCACTGAGGGCATAGATAACGATGATGTAAACGCCGGCAGTACCAACACTGGCACCAGTGGCCAGGATATTGTTGCACCGGATGGAGCATTTGCAACCGCCGGCCCGGAATTTTGTTTTATGGCAGAACCATTAACGGAACCGGCAAAAACGACCTGGTATAATACCGCTATTAATAACGGGGATATAGGCCCAGGCGAAACATTCGAGGTAGCAGATAGCGCCCCCTGGAGGATTTATTACACCACAGCGGCCACAGAGTTTACCGGCCCAGTGGAGTTTAGATTACCATAAAAAAACGTTTAAAAGGGCTGGTTAAAACCCGGCCCTTTTTTGTAAAACGTTTCACATGAAACCTTATTAAAATATTTTAATAATGGGAATAACTATAAACGGCACATTTGATGTAAAATGGCCCACCCTGATTGATGCCCGAAGCGGCCAGCAGGATGGCAGTGCAACAGTGCCCTGGGATAGTACCGCCCAGGCATTAGCGGGTTTACCAATACCATACAGGGCAGAGGGCCTGGTAATATTTGTAAGGAACAGCCCGGCCCTGGAATGGTGGCAATTTGTGGAGGGGGTGGAAGATGAAAACCTGGAAAAAATAAATTTTGGGGGGGCCAGTACACCAGCGACCTATAAAGTTTATTCGGCCTGGTTAACCCAAAGTGGAACAGCGGCCCCAGTGGCAGTGGCCCAGGAAAATACCCTGGGGGCAACGGTAACCTGGTTTAGAAATGGGGAGGGGGAATATTATTGTGAATGCACCGACAAATTTACCCTGGGTAAAACTTTCATTTTACATGGGGATAATAAATTTAGTTTATGGGGCACCAGTGCCAGGTACCCAACATTTAAAACCGTTTCCGATGGCACCACCATAAACCTATTTATTTATAAAAGTGATGGTGATACAACCGGGGGGGATGGCTATTTACAAATTTTTGTAGAAATACGGGTTTACACATAAAATTTTTTATTATGCCCATAGTAATAAACGGAACTTTTGATGTAAGATGGCCCACCTTAATTGATAAACGCATGGGCCAGCAGGATGGGAGCCATACAGTGCCCTATAATGACACCGCCCAGGCATTAGCAGCCTTACCAGCGGCCTATAGGGCAGAGGGCCTGGTTATTTACGTTAGGGCCTTAACGGGGCTGGAATGGTGGCAATTTGTGGGGGGTATTGAAGATATTAATTTAAAGAAAGTTGATTTTTTGGGAGGTACCACCGGGGGAGGGGGTACCCCCAGCAAATTTGGTAAAGCGGGTGAAGATGCAACAGCTACAGAAAACAGGGCTTTTAGTTTTGGAAGTGCCTATAATATGCAGTTAAGTGGGGCAAAACCAAACTTTGCACTTTTTACAGTTAACAGCACCGGCCAGGGAAGTACCGCCATTGCTGGCATGGCCATTGGTGATGTGGCCAGGGGGGTTTATGGTTATGTTAACGGGGGAGGTACCGCCATTGAAGGTTATGCAAATTCCAGTGAAATTGCCGGCACCTTTAGAACCGGCAGCGGTAACGCATTATCATTAACCCAGGCAAACCATAGCGGCGAGCCTTTGATTTTTGCCACCATTTCGGGGGGTGGAGCCGTACCAATACCGGCCATAATAATTAGGCGGCCAATTGACCTGGTAGAAAATGGCATGGGCCTTTCCATAAATTTTAAATTACCAGTTATGTGGAATGAAGATGAGGTTAACCAATTCAGGGAATTTGAAATAGTAAAGATTATTGCCAGCAATTTGGATAGGGAAATGTTTACAGGCCAGGGGCAATTTATTTTACAGGTTAGAGATGGCGGGGATGATTCGACAGGTGATTGGACGGCCTTCATGCGTGATGTTTTAAAAATAGACGGAAAGGGGCATTTTGATTTAAGGGCAGGCAGCCTGGTAAATGCGGCCAGTGATGCAGCAGCAGCCGGGGCAGGGGTACCGGTTAACCGATTATACAGAAATGGAAGTGTGGTAATGTATCGTGTTTCCTAACCTATAAAAAAAAAATTATCATGGCACTAATAACGTTTATCTGTTTTGCAATGGTTTTTGTATTTAACGTAATGCAGAAACTTTATGAATGGGCACAAAACCCCGCTATAAAAACCCTGATGATTTTTGAAATTTTTAAGGCCCTGGCGGGAATAATCGGGTTTGGTTTACTGATTTTTAAAATACTGGCATGAAGAAAATAAAACTTTCTTACCAGGTGCCCGAAGATTGCCAGGCCAGTGCTGATTTGCTGGCCCCTGATGGTGGCATAGTTAGAAACCTATGGAATTTTAAACCATTAAAAAAAGATACCCCATACACAGAAATTTTAAATGATTTAAACGATTTACCCACCGGCACCAATTACAAAATAAGATTAACCAGGAACCGGATAAAAACCACATGGCTGGGGGTATTTGGTAACACCGGCACAAAGGAAACCGGCCCCACTGTTTTAAACAGTTTACAACAGGCCCAGGATTTTGCAGCGGGTAAAGATTTTTATTATTACCCCACCGGGTACAATGAGCAAAAAACCAGCTGTTTTAAAATGCTTAAAACAAACACCGGGGAAGCATTTAAAATATTTGATAAAGGGGGCCTGAATGGTTTACACGTTGTAACAAAAAATGGCCTGGTTTATTGGGCTGGGGTGGACACCTACAAACAAAAAAGTTATGCAATGGAGTTTGTTGAAAGGTGGGTGGATAAGATGCAACCATTAAAAACCGCCCTGGTGGATTTTCCCGAAGATATGGAGGCGAAAATTAGGGCACATGGTAGTTATGCGTTTGTTGCTGCAGGTGATTTATTCGGGGGGTATAAAAAGCCAACTTATAACAAAGCCGGTTTTACTGCCTGGGTAAGTACCTATTGCATAAAAGATACCTGGTGCCAGTGTTTGGCAGGGATTTGGGCCACTAACGAAAGTGATGATAAGGAGGTAAATTTTTTATTTGGAAAACCCTACAGCCCATACGCCGGCAGAACCTTTGCCAGCCTGATAATTAATGAGGGGGATTATTCAGATATAACAGGCCTGGCAGTTAGTGAAAATTTTATTTATGCTTCATTTGGTGGGAGGGTTTGGGGCCTTAATAGCGCCGATTTAATACGGGTTTACACGTTAGAGGGAAAGTTAGTAAATGAGTTTAAATGTGATACCCCCAGGAAATTAATTGTGGTGGAAAATCATTTGTATTACTGCAGCCGTAAAAGTATTTTAAGGGCAGAAATTGACAGCGCCGGGAATATAACCCCTGATGGAAAAATGTTCAGCATGGAGGATGAATGGGCCATGATGGATGTGGAATATAATAAATTAACCGATACCATTTTAACTGCCAGCAGTGATGGTTTAATACGGTATTATGACCGGGATTTAAACGTAAAAGATAACAAAGGAAACCCGGTACCCTATTGGGATAACCCCAGGGTTTATAATGACAAATTTTACTGGGAGGATTGGCGGCTACAGTGCGAATGTTTTTTATGTATTGATGATGGGTTAATGTTTATAGGGGATGGGGGAAACAATAGGATTCAGGTTTTTAACCTGGCCTTTGAATATCAAAAAACAATTTCCTGGTTAAGTACCAGTTACCATGTAAGTGCAGTGGATAACAGGGCATTTAATGAGTACCTGGAATTTATTTTGGATATAACCGACACAAAAAAATTAAAGTGGGAACTGGTTAATAATTGGGGGTACCATGCCCAGGGGGAATGGGATAATATGTATTACAAATTGGATATGCCATTTGTGATGGAGGGCAAAACATACGCCACCATGCAAAGTTTAGGGGGCAGCCAAAAAAAGGCCCTGGTACAATTAGACCCTGATTATGGTATTAGATACCTAAACGAAATAACCACCCCGAGCAAAGAAAGAACGCAGATTTACCCTGATGGCTGCATTTATTATGACCAAAGTGGGGCAAATATAAAAGTTACAAAGCAGCAACTTTTACAGATTAACCAGGATGGAACATTTAAATGGGCAGCCCCAGTGGTACGGGTAAACAGCGAAGCCAAAAAGCCGGAAAATGCACAAAACAACATGAGCAAACGAATATTTGAAACCGGGAAAAATGAAGCCGGGGAGGATATCATGTTTGTTTATAACGCCAATAAAACGGAAACCGGCCCCCATTTAACCAGCCTGAATATTAACACCGGTAAATTTTTAGCAAATGGTTTTCCCAGCACCCATGCAGGCTACAGCGGGGATTATAAAAATGATGCGTTTGATATTGGTAATGGGGTAGTGTACCCAGGGGGGCAATATATAGCAATTGAGGGGTTAATTTTTTGCAATTATCATGGGGAATTTTGGGCAGCTGGCCAGGTGAACAAATGGCACATTTTCGACACCAATTTAGTAGCCCTGCACACCTATGGCACCGATATAAAAACCATTCGTAAACAGGGTTTACCCCAGCCGGCACACATGACAGCTGGAAACAGTTTTAGTGGTAACGTTATAAGGATGGGCCCGTATTTGTTACTGGTGCACAATGATGAGGGCCAGCATGGGGGAGGGCATGGGGTTTTAATTGAAAATTGGGATAGTGTGCAAAGGGCTGAATTTTCGGCCACCGTTTACAATGCAATAGAAAACCCATACATTATTTGGCCCCTGGCATTGTTGCCCAAATGGGGCCCCCTGGTTAATGGCCAGGCAGGGTGGACAATGTACCCCGAGGGGGGTTATAATATAGCCGCAAACAACAGATATTCAGTTGATGCAGGGGAAAAATATTTGAGCCTAACCATACCCAGTGATATACACGTTTATTTTAGGACACTGCAGGCCCGTTGTATTGTTAGTTACCCATTGAACCCGGTAACAGCGGCCCGTTATGAAATGCATGGATGGACAAATTATGAGGGCAATTACCACAGCCGGGATGGCGGCAAAACAATGGCCAATAAAGTGCAGATTTTAGATGATACCGGCCAGGTGATTTTTGAAATGTGGCCAGCTATAGATTATGCAAAAAGAATAGTTACCCTGCACATGAACCAAAGCATAATTTTTACTTTGCCGGAAGGTGAAGCCGGAAAAATACTAAATTATTTCAGGGCCTTTTATGTGTGGGTAAGGAATGGAGTTTTAACCGCGAAATTCCATAATTACCCCATAGTTAACCTGGGCAGGGTAACCACGAAAGCGGCAATTTTTAGGGTATTAATGTATAATACAACAGCCACAACATTTGACCAACATTTAAGCCTGGCAAACCTAAGATTTACCAGGCGATAAGGATGGGCCATTTTATTTACTTTTTTGCAAAAAAGGAATTGAGTGAAAATGAGATTCACATTTTAATTGAAGTAGTTAAGGCCCTGGTTACATTATTAGTTTTTTTAATTATATGGAAGAGGAAAAAGAAGCGGGAAAAGAAAATTGATAAACATATTGAGGACGCAGAAAAAAAGGAACTTTGATTTTTATAAACATTTAAAACAAAAATTTGTATGGAACCGTTCAAAGCATTAATTATTCCATTGATGGCCCCCACAGAGCCACCACCGGACGGAGGCGAACACCCCAGCCATGATTTACCTTTATTCCCATTTGTGCCCATTGTTATACCCCCAGGGGGCCAGTGGCCAGGCGAACCACCAACAGGGGGAGGGGGTGAAAGGCCCAGCATTGATTTGCCATTATTCCCATTTAACCCCATTGCAGGTTTTGACCCAATACATGGAACATGGCCCGAAGCACCAACACCCCCCGACCCCAACGCCCCAACACCCAGCCACCCCATTAATTTACCGCCCAGTGAGAATGGCTGGTGGGTTGAAGTTTATGTGCCTGGTATTGGGTGGAGCTGGGTGGCATTTAGCCCAGGCGGCAAACCACCTGAAAACACTATGCCCCAACCTAAATAATTTTTTCAACCACAAAACAAATTTTAAAATACCCATATATGAAACGAGCAGCGGTAAGAGTAATAAAAGGAGCCGGTTTAATATTTGAGGAAACGTTTGAAGGTTTGCAATATTTTCCGGTTAACCAGGATGAAAAGCCCACCAGTAATACAGTACACGCCATTGAAAATAATGGTTCAGCTGATGCATTAAGTTTTCCGGTTTACGCCGGCACCAAAACAGCCAGGTTTAGATTGAGTAAAGATGAACCTTTATTTCAGGGGGAAACATACAGAACAGAGGTTACAATAGTAAAAGCCGAAGATGATAGCCGGGTAACTGCAAACAGCTGGTACGGATTTAAAATTTTATTCCCCAAAGCAGGGGGGGAACCCGATACACGAAAAAGCAGTATAAACCAATGGTTTGAAGATGGCGGCAATGAGTTAACACTAAGAACCATGAACGGGGCAGCATTTATGGAACTGGAAACAGGAACCAGCGTTTACCAGTGGGATTTATACAGCGATAAAGCAGGCATGGAAGCCGATAACGTAGCGGCCACATTTGCAAAACACCCCCTGGAAGAGTGGGCCCAGTTTACGTTTAATATTAACCATAAATTGGATGCCAGCGGATTTATAAAGATTTACCGCAATGGGGTTTTAATACATGAGTACAGCGGCCCCACCATTCACCTGAAAATACCAAAATGGAAAATGGGTATTTACAGCAGTTTTACAAAAAGTATATTACCATTTAAGATAGTATATTTTGATGATGTAAGAGTTGGAAACGACCAAAGTAATTTACAGGAAATGTTAGGAGCCGCCCCAATTTCCGAAGCCCTTACCGTTTTAGCTGATAATGATTTTGTAGTGGAGGCACCCATTAAAACTGCAGTATTTCAAACCATAATTGGTGGCATGGCAAAGGCAGGTATTTATAATGTGAAAGTAACCGCCACTGGCCCCGACAGCGCCACCGCCACTGATGAAATGAAAATAGCAGTTAAGCCAGTGGAAGTGATACCACCGGAACCCCCCGAGCCAACAGGCGACCCCATACAGGAATTTATTTTAATTGATGCTGGTTTAGATAGCGAAATAGGCCCAATGGCTGAGGGTGGAAGCTATAAAATACCAGCCAGCAAAAAATTAAACATAAAGGTTAATGTTACAGCTGAGGTGGCAAAAGTGGGTTTTGTTTGCACCGGCCCCACTGGCAAAAGCAGCACTGATAAAGGGGCCCCATTCAGTTTGCATGGCGATACAGGTACCAGCCCGGTAAATTATTATTATGGAAACTGGGGCCCACCGGGGGCAGGGGCATACAAACTGGTGGCAACGCCATACAATGCAGCCGGCACAGCACTGGCCAGTAAAACCATTAATTTTTCCTTTACAGCATGATTTTGGGGATTACCATTTTATTACTAATAATTGCCGGCCTGATAACCCAGGCTGGCAATTATAAAAATGATAAGTAAAAATGGAAGATGAAATTTTAGTATATGACCAGGCAGTAAAATGGGATATAAAAGAAAGGGAATATAACACCAGTAAAAGTATTGGGTTTACCCTTTTTGACCCCAATATACCGGAGGGCCTGGATGGTGCCATAATAAAAATGTGGATTAAAAAACCAGGTACCAAAACCCCTGCAATGGAACTAACCACCACTGATGGCCAAATATTAATTACTGATGTGATAGCCTGCAAATTTTTGATTACACCAGTTTTTTTGGATATACCGGCAGGGGGTTACGTTTACGACATTAAAATTTTTTATGCAGGGGGCCAGCAGCATACCAGGTTTGAGGGTAAATATGAAATTTGTAATACAGCTACAAAATGTTAATGCTAATTGATGCCACAATAGAGCCGGTAATTAATAAAATTACTGCAGCCATTGAAACGGATGGCCAAACTATTAACGCCATTATTCAGCCTATTAATGAAACCGTACATGCCCAAATAATTAACACCGGCCCCCCAGGCCCAACAGGGGCCCCAGGGCCAGCCGGCCCCCCAGGCGAACCAGGCGAACCAGGCGAACCAGGCGAACCAGGCGAACCAGGGCCAGCGGGGGAACCAGGCCCAGCAGGCGAACCAGGGCCACCTGGGGCCACTGGCAATACTGGTGGAAGTACCACATTATTTGAATACGTTTATGCAACAGCAACCACCCCGCCACCAGTAGCGGGTACATTTAGGAGTGATGGCGCAACAGCGGCCAGCAGTACAGTAGCCTGGATTAACCGGTTAGATATTGGCAATGCAGATAGGAAAATATTTTTATTGACAGCTAAAGCAGGGAGCATTTTTTACATACAGGATATTGATGATAGTTCAATTTATGCAAAATACCAGTTAACATTTGATGCATTTGATGAAGGTGATTACATAACATTGAATTTACTTTTTTTAGAAGGTTCAGGGGCACTGGTAGGAAATAACCGTTGTTTATTGGGGATTATGGTGCAACCCAGTACCCCAGGCTGGCAGGCCGTTTTAGATGCAAACAGCATTTTAGATAAGAATAACACAATAACACTGGCAGGGCATAGCCTAACATTTAATGAGGGCAGGGTTTTGGTAAATGGGCCTGCAGCTATTGACCATGTAATGCACATTACAGGCCATACCAGTAAAACATTTTTGGTGCAATCTGATGACCCGTTAGGGTGTAATATTCGTTTTAAAAGTACCAGCGCAAATAAAACCTGGGAGTTATGTGCAATAGGAGCCGGCAGTACTTACGCAGCCGGCACCCTTTTATTTTATACGAATGAATTAAATGTGGGAGCCCTGGCAATTACCCAGGCGGGTAATGTTTGCATAGGCCACATGGCATGGCACGTTGACAGTGCCAGCCGTTTAACCGTTAGGGGTAACGTTAGCATAGGCATAAATTACCGGAACACTGCAGCCCCCACCAACGGGTTATTAGTGGAAGGTATGACAGCCCTAACCACCACAGCGGCCACCCACACATTAACCCTGGGGAGTGCAGCCACCGGTATTGTATATTATAACACCACCGACCAAACCACCAATTTTGAAAGGGCCCGTTTTAGATGGGCCAGCAATGTTTACATATTAGACACTGAAAAGGGGGGCACAGGTACCGTTAGGGAAATACAATTGGGTGCAGCATTGAGGTTAAAATCTGATGGCAGCCTGGGGGTTAATACCGCCACTATTGATGGCAGCGCCATTGCCGATTTTGTAAGCACCACAAAGGGGGTTTTATTACCCAGGTTAGATAATACCCAACAGGCCGCAATAGTAACACCGGCCACCGGGTTAATACATATTAATACCAGTACCAACCGCCCAACGTATTACGATGGGGCAACGTACCAGGGATTGGCTTTTTTAACTGATGTGGCAGCGGCAGGCGGCCAAACGGAAGTGTTTACATGGAAGTACAGCACAAATACAGCTGCAGCCGACCCAGGAAACGGAAACTTTCGCATGAATAACGCCACAGCCAGCCTGGTAACGGAATTATATTTAAATGACCTTACCAATGATGTAATAATGGATATTTCAGCCATGTTTGCCCAGGTGCAGGGTAAATGGTTAATACATATTCAGCAGTATAATGACGCCACCAAATTTGTGCAGTTTAAAAGCCTAACAGCGTACACCGATAATTCGGGATGGTGGACATTACCAGTAACCTATGTGCAAAGCGGGGCAGGGGGCCCATTAACGAATTTATTGAAATGTACCTTTGTTTTTGTTAACCAAAATGCTGCAACCGGGGGAGGGGGAACCACCTACACCACCAGCGCCCAGCTGGCCACAGATTTAACGGACGAAACCGGCACCGGGTTTGTAGTGTTTAATGATTCACCAACGTTTACAGGTAATGTGGGCATAGGTGCAGCGGCAACCGTTAGCCCGTTAGAAATAACTAACAATGGCCTGGGAGCAACAGCGATTAAAACCACCGGTATAAGTTTAGTAAATACAACACCGGCCACAGCTAGTGTTATACAATTTTCACCTGCAATTCGCCTATCTGGGAGGGGATGGAAAACAACGGCAACGGCTAGTTCAGGTATTAGCGAATTTATTATTAGTGTGCAACCTTCCTTAGTAGGTACCACAGCGGTATTAGGTAATTTATTAATACAATATGAAGGGCTGGGAAGTGCAATAAATACCGTTTTAAATTTATCTAGCCTGGGAACCATGACCATTGATGGGGGATTAACAGCGGGGGGAAGTATTACCCCAGGAACAACAAATTATTTTGGCCCTGGTGGGTATCGGCAGCAAACAAATTTAGAGAACAGCAATTTTTTTGTATCGGCAAACCAGGCAGGCAGTAGTTTTACAACGGCCCAGTTAATGTTAGGTGGTGCAGGCACCACCTGGATAAAAGCAGGAAGCAGAGGTTCAAACGCATTAACACCAGTGGCAAACAGCAGCGGGGCCCATTTGGTTTTTGGGCAGGCAACTATTTTAATGGCAGCTGGTACCCACCCGGTATTTGCCAATTTAGCATTAAAGCCCATTTTACTATCAACAGTGGCCAGCAGTACGGTAACAGCCAGCGCCACCCTTTATATTGAGGGAGCAGCGGCAAACGTAACTGGTGCCACTAATAATTTTGCTTTATGGGTTGATGCAGGCACCACCAGGCTGGATGGTAAATTGAATTTAGGAACCGCAACCAATTACGCGGATAATGCAGCCGCCCTGGCTGGGGGTTTGGTGGTAGGTGATTTTTACAGAACGGGGGGAGCCGTACAAATAGTTATTTAAATATTTTAATATATGGCAAACACAAACACAAAAGCAAATTTTGATTTTACTATTCAGGATTTGGAGGGTAACGAAATTATAAATATTGATGGCCCGGCAAACGCCGGTAAAATGCTGGCTAAGATATTTGCAGGCATGAGCAAAGGGGATATCTATAAAATTATGGAATGGGCCAGGGCATGTTACAGGGGGGAAACCATAGAGTTTAACCCCAAAGAAAAAAAAGATTTTCAGGAATACATTGAAAGCAACGAACAGTTAACCGTACTAAGTAAGGAGCAGATTTTAAACGTATTAAACGGGGTGGGGATGGCCCCAGGGTTAACAGCTGCAAAGGAACCCACCAACGGGGTGCAGGAAGTAAAAAAGGTAAAATAAAGTTTTGTTTTTATATGGGTTAATAGTAGGGGCCAGGGTTTTTTACCCGGCCCTTTTTTTATTTGGTTAGTAACCGGAATGCAGTACATTTGTGCAGTAGTTAAACTACCAATTGTAAACTTTTAAAAACCAAAAAAATGAAACTAAAAAAAGAAATTGTACAGAAAATTAATAATGTAGCGGCCAGGCGAAATATTGGCACCAGGTTAAACCTGAGCGACCAAACAGTACAAAAAACCTTAAAATTGAATGCTACAAATAACCGGCTAACCAGGGCTGATGCATTGCTGGCCATTAGCCAGGAAGTGAAAGTTAAAAACCTGCAGGATTTAATTGAGGCATAAAAAAAGGAGCCATTTGCGCGACCAAATGACCCCTAAAAGAAATAAAAAACACGACCAATAAGGAGCAAATATATGAAAAAACTAACTAGGGTATTTTTTCACCCGAAACCCAAAGCAACCCAAAAAATTAAACTGCAGGATGCAGTTGCAATTATTAAATTAACCTGGCATATTAAAAACAAAACAAAAAAATAAAAAACACCATGAAAAAAATTAGTTTGTTAGCACTGCACATGAGAAATTTTAAGGGCCTGGAAAACTTAGAGGTAATATTTGATGGCCATGATTTAGACATTTACGGGGAAAACGAAAGCGGAAAATCTACAATAGTAACCGGGTTTATTTGGTTACTTACTGGCAAAGATGAATTTAACCGGCAGGATTATGGAATTAAAAACACAGTTAAAAAAGAACTTAATTCACAGGCCCATGAAGTGGAAGCCGTTTTTGATGTAACAGGTAAGGGCCCGGTAAGATTGAAAAGGGTTTACCTGGAAGTTTGGACAAAACCAAAAGGGCAAAGTACCAAAGTATTTTCAGGCCATACCACCACATTTTATTTTAATGATGTGCCATGTAATGCCACAGAATACCAGGCTAAAATTGATGAAATTATACCAGCTGATTTAATTAGGCTACTTAGTAACCCCACCCATTTTACAGGCCTGGCCTGGCAACAGCAAAGGGCAGAACTTTTGAAAGTTGCTGGTGATATAACTAACGACCAGGTGATAAATGAACTTACCAAAGGAACCCAGGAAAGGAAAACGGATTTTACCACATTAAATTTTGTTTTATCCACTGGTAAAACATTGGATGATTACAAAAAAGAACTGGGAGCAAAGAAAGCATTATTGAAAAAGGCAGCCCTGGAATTTAGCCCCCGTATAGCAGAGGTAAAACGCAGTTTGCAAACTATTCCTGCAGCTGATTGGGAGCATTTACAGCGGCAAATTGATGATATTAATATTTTAATAGGTGATATTGATACACAGCTGGAAGATGCCAGCAAAGCAGCTGCAGCGGCAAATAAAGCCATAGTGGATAAACAGTTATTTATGTATAAAAGGCAGGGGGTTTATAATGACCTGAAAAATAAAACCCTGGTGGATTTACAGGCCAAACAGAATGCAAAAAATGGTGAATTATATAAACTGCACCATGATATAAAAACGGAAACCACCACATTAAACCAAAAAAGGCAACAGCAACAGGGCCAGCAAAAAAATATTGAAGCGTATAAATTAACCATTGAAACTTTAAATAACAGGATTGAAGGGTACCGGGGGGAGTGGAGGAAAATAAACGCCGAAACTTTTATTTTCGATGATGCAAAATGCCAGTGCCCAACGTGTGGCCAGCAGCTACAGCCGGAAACCATTGCGGAAAAAATGGAAACCCTGAAAGCCAATTTTTTGAAAGACCAAACCAGCCGCAAAAATTACCTGGTGGAACGTAGCAACCAGGTAAAAGCTGAAATTAACCAGCACCAAACCACCATTGACCTGATAAACGAAACCGATTTAACAGAGGATATAAAAGAACATGAAAACCAGCTGGAAGCCCTGCAGCATAAATTAAAAGAAGTGCCAGCGGCCATTACTGTAATGGATATTGAAGCCAGCGCCGAGGCCCTGTTAAAAGTTAATGAAGATGCATTATATCTACAGGACGAAATAAAGGCCCTGGGGGTGGAAATAACGGGAATGCAGGCAAAGGCCAGCCAGCCGGCTAATGAGGGCCTGAAAGCCACCAAACTGGCCCTGTATGAGCAATTAAAACCATTATTAAACCAGCTGGCACAAAAGGAAACTATTGAGTACAGCAAAAAGCGAATTACACAGCTGATGGAAGAGGAAAAAGCAAACGCCCAGGCCATTGCAGATGTGGAAAATTTGGAGTATGACATAGAAACATTTACCAGGGCTAAGATGGATATTTTAGAACACCGGGTTAACGCCATGTTTACCTATGTAAGTTTTCGGTTATTTGAAACCCAGGTTAATGGGGGTATTGCAGAAACCTGCACAGCTGAATACAAAGGGGTGCCATTCGCCATTTTAAATACAGCGGCAAAAATGTTATGCGGGGTAGATATTATTTACACCTTATCCAAATTTTATAAAATAGAAATGCCCATATTTGTGGACAATAGAGAAATCGTTACAATGTTTCCAAACAGAACCGGCCATTTAATTAGTTTGTTTGTAAGTGAAAAAGATAAAACATTAAGGTTGGAAAAACCCACCAGTAAAAGCAGGAAAACTGCAGCGGCAAAG